GTAATGAAATGGAGAGAAACCCCCACGCCCCCCCCAGGGTATGTTCCGGGGCCAGCTCCTTCCACGCCGGGCCTTATAGACCTGTTGAAGGCACTCGCGAACCAATAACGTTATGGTATAGTTAGGGTTATGGATAACCAAAACGATACTAAGACTATTGACGACCTAGACCTTTCGGGTATTGAAGGTTACGACCCCCCCGGCGATAGCGCGCCAGTCGAAGCCATCGAACCCGTCGAAGCAGAGGCCGACACGCCCATTGAGGCACCAGCCGACGCACCCCCCGAAGCCGACGGACCAATCTCCTGGAGCGAAATTGAATCAATCGTCCCAGAGCCACTCCACGAAGACATCAAACCACTCGTCGAAGAATGGCGCAGACAGTACCAGCGTGTCATGGAAGAAAGTACCCCATTCCGGCGATTCTCCGAAGAGGGTTACAGCGAAAAAGACATGGACATGGCGTTACAGGTACAGCGCGCACTCGTCCAAGACCCCAGACGATTCTACGACGGCCTAGGCGAAACCTACGGTTGGAATAAAGAAGCCCAGCTGGCTGAACAAGTAGCGCAACAGCAAGCTATGCTCCAAGCGCAACAGCAGATGCAGCCACAACAGTTCGGCGACTCCGGCTACATGGACGAATGGGGGAACCCAGTCAGTCAGCAACAGCAAGCCCCCGCCGACAACCAGCTCACACAACAGCTTGCGCAAACACAGCAACGTCTTGAGCAAATGGAACAATACCAGCAACAGCAGGCACAGCAACTGCAGCAAGAGCGTGAAGCAGCAGCCGGTCGAGCACAGCTTGAAAGCGAACTCAACCAGATAGAAGAAAAGTATGGCCAGTTTGACCGTAAAGAAGTTATCAAACGTGCCATTGGGAATTCCTCCCAGGGCGCAAACCCCAGCGTAGCAAAAGCATTCCACGAGCTTCGTGATTACGAAGAAAGTGTTCGCCGCCGGTACGCAAGCAACCGACCCCCAAAGGTGATGGGTTCCGGTAACGGAATGACCCCCGCCGCACCAATAGATTTGAGTTCTAATGAATCAAAAAGAGAAGCTGCCCTGGCTTTGGCTATTCGTTTGGGTGCTGCCGGGTAACAATCCGCGACAAACGTTAAAAGGCGCAATATGACAAATTGTGTGAGACTCTGGTAACCTTTTATAGAGGCCGTCCTTACGGCTTGGCAAAATAAACAGTAGTACCCCAAGCCAACGAAAGGAAAACACTATGGCTGATGGCGTATCGCTTTCCATCGGAACCGCAATTCTTAAACAGATTTATTCCGATGGCGTAAACGAACAAATTAATAACGAAACGGTAGCACTTGGACACATCAAGAGCACCGCAAAGAACATCACAAACGTCGGTGGTGCCGGAGTTAACTTCGTCGCACACTTTGGACGTAACCACGGTATTGGTGCACGTAACGAGCTTGAAGTTCTGCCTACCGCAGGACAGCAGGTTTACGCGCGTGGCTCCACCGGACTGAAGAGCCTCTACGGAGCTATTCAGTGCACCGGTCAGGTCATGTACCAGGCCAAAACCAACCCTCAGGCTTTCGTTGACTATGTTGGCGAAGAAATGTCCAGGCTGAAGGAAGACCTTGCTAAGGACCAGAACCGTCAGGTTTATGGTGACGGAACAGGGACGCTTGGTTTGACCACCGCGACATCCTCGTCTTCGACGAATATGGTTTTGGACTCAGTGCAGTACCTAGAAATTGGTACCCGCGTTGACGTTCTGACTGCAGCAACCCTGTCGAACTCCACTCCTACCACACGCAACACCAACTACCTGACCATCACGGCAATCGTTGAGTCTACCCTGACCATCACTGTTGACGTGGCACAGTCGGTAACTGTTGGTGACGCAATTGTTCGTTCCTCTCGGGTTGGTGCCGTGGGAACAAACTCCTGGAACAAGGAATGGACCGGTTTCGGTGCCATCATTAAGGACTCGGGAACCCTTTACGGGATTGACCCAACCACTTATGGTGAATGGAAATCGTATCTTGCAGTGCCTGCTGACGGCGGTGGGGTTCTCACCGAGCTTGACCTCGACGGCGTCATTCAGAATGTTCGCAAGAAGGGTTCACGCCCCACTCGTATCATCACCACGCCTGGTGTTTACCGGGCGTACTGGAACGCCCTCCAGGGGTTGCGCCAGTTCGTCAACAAGACCGACCTTAACGGTGGTGTTGGTGCTGGACTTGCGTTCACGACTCCTTACGGGGACATTCCAATGATGACGGACTTTGACGCACCTGCTGGTGTGGCATGGTTCCCCAACGACAGCGAACTTGCTCTCAACACCAACGTTGGTTGGGAATGGATTGACGAGCAGGGTGCAACCTGGCAGAAAATGCCTGGTGTCGACGGATTTATTGCCGAAATGCGCAACTACTCCGAATTGACAACTTACCGACGCAATGCGCATGGTAAGCTGAGCGGTATCGCAGAGGTCTAACCACTCCCTCTCTCCGCTAAAAAGAAACCCCCCGCCGTACCCCTCCTGGCGGGGGGTTTCTTGTATCCTAGATACTATGGTTACTTTATTTAAAAATTTAGACCTGCCCGAAAAAGGTAGGCGCGCCGCACAAATCATCAACGACTACAACCACGAGTTGTTTTTAGAGAAGCTCCCACCGGGGCACCCGTACCTTGCGGAGCAACCCGGAAAACCTTACGCGGTGATTCACCGGCCAGTGAACCTACCGGAATATATTGTGAGCGTTTACCCCGAAACCATGCTTGACGCACGCATCGTTGCGCAAGTGTTTGAGTGGGATACGCACAGGTTTGGGAACAGGTTAGACAAGTTCGACGCACTCACTCACGCAAACCATGTTATGCAAGAACGTCAACGTGCTGACAGTATGGAGGAAAAACGTGAGATGATGGAATATAAACTCGACAAACGACGCTGGAGTTAGCTATGCCTGCAGAAATTTTCACCCGCACAGGAGACGACGTGGCAACACGTGTTAAACGTCAATTTGGTGACCCTGATGGACGCCAAATAACAAACAACGATATTTTGTTGTGGATTAACTCTGCGCAACAAGAAATTGTTTCCCAGAACCCCATCCTAAAGGAAACCGCAGACACAAACGTTGTATCGGGGCAAGACCTATACACGTACCCCACCCAACGTGTGCAATATATTGAGTCTTTGCATTACAATAGTGTGCCTTTGCAGTATTACTCTTTTGAGGAGGCGCAAGAATATATTTTATCTGGGGTGCCCCAAACAACTTTCCCCACAAACGTGAAACCCAAAATCTGGTATGAGCGTGCAGGTAACGTTTACCTTTACCCCACACCTCAAGAAAGCATAACGAGCGGTTTGCGACTGTTTTATGTGGCGCAACCGGAAGACATAACCGTGCTCAGCGATACGCTCCACGTACCAGACAGGTACTTCCAACGCGTCGTAGATTTTGCTTTGGCACGGGCGTACCAGTTGGACGAAAACTGGGAGGCGGCACAATACAAACAACAAGAATACTCAATCGCCATGGGCATGCTCGCAAACCAGGACAACATGGGACAAACAAATACTTACCCCACTAACACGGCACGGACAGAGGACCTCTAAATGGCGGGTTTAACTGGGGAGACAAGTTATAGCCAGCTGGGTAAAAGCAGCAAGAGCGAAAGCGTCAATTTAAGAACCTTCAACGGGGGACTAAACAACGTTTCTGACATTACGACCATTGATAATGAAGAACTTACCCAGTTAACAAATTTTGAGTTGGACTCTAATGGTTCGTTAGTGTCCCGACCGCCTATCGTTAAAATTTCTGAACCACCGGTAACAACTGAAGCGGTGACACTTTTAGGGTATTACACGGATGCTTCGCAAGACATTTTCGCGGTAGTTTCGACCCCCGCGGGGACTTACCTGTTTGATACTGATACCGAAACGTACACTCTTATCACCACCATTGTGGCGTCCGGGTCGGCCCAGTTCAACAACAACCTGTACATTTGCAGTGTTACCGTGCCGGGGGGCTACTGGGACGGTACCTCGTTTAGGCAACTTAACACGGGGCCTAACCCCATGCCTGTGGGGGAACAGATTGTGCTCCACAAGTCACGTTTTTTCCTGGTATCACGGGACGCCCTGTACAACCGGGGGCGTATCTACTTTTCAGATATTACGACAGCGGTGCCCACCAGCGTCAACGATTGGGACACGGACAACTATTTCGATGTTTCACGTGGTGACGGCCAACTCATCACCAAGATTCTTTCCGCCCCTAACGAACTGTTTATTTTTAGAACACAAAGCACATACTATTTTCGGTATGAGACGGCCCCCATCGACGGTGTTTTGCAGGTTTTGGATGCGACGGTGGGAGCGGACAACGAGTACTCTGTTACAGAATACGAGTTTTCTTACCTGGTGTTAAACAACGGTAGGTTGTACAGGTTTGTGTCTTACCAGTTTTACCCACTAAACGACATTAGCCGTTTGCAGTTTAAGCAAACAAGGCTAGCCAGCGGTTTAACGTTTTTTTCCGCCTTAACCGTATTCGGGCGTCGCGCAATTGTGTGGTTTGGTGGGGGAACGTACGTTCTTGATTTGGAGTCCGGCGCTTGGACTCAATGGAATTCGCCCACCTCTGAGTTTGCTTGGGGTCTTTTGGTGCCGCGGGAACAGAACGCTTTGACCCCGGATACGATGATTGGCGTCACGGGTATCACCACGGTAGGTTTTAATGGTTTGTATAAGGCCGTGGATGCTTACCTTGGTGTTAACACGGAAGAGATTGCGTGTGTTATGGAAACAAAATCTTTTGATTTTGAAATCCCTGACCATTGGAAACGTTTGTTTTATTGGTCTGCGGATGTTTACACGGCGCGTGATGTTTATGGTACCGCCACGCCTATACAGTTTTCTTCCGTCGTTGTCACGTGGGACGAAATGGAAAACTACGACTGGGACTTTTTCGAGGGCGGGACTTGGGATGTCCCCACGACACCTGCACCTGCCGTGCTGACACACATTGTGTACCCTGTTGCAACGCCTTACCGGGTGAACGTCACGTTCCAGAGGGACATGAGGTTCAGGCGTTGTTCGTTTAAAGTGAAGTTGACTACTGATGGGACTACTTCGACGGGGCCCGTGCGTGTTGTAGAGTTGGCCCTCCACGCGACGACAAAGAAGGGCATTTCGAGCATTCTGCAATAATTTGGGGTATTATTGTTTAAAGATGTTTCTTTTGAGGAGTTGTGATGCAGCGGTCGTATGACCTTGGCACGTACGCCAAGAACCCTTACGCTGCGGGCCAGCAACGGTATGGCCTCTCGGCTACTTCTACCCCTAATGGTGGCAGGACGGCCAACAAAGAAGGTTACATTGACAGGGAACGTAGGAACAAAATGAAACGTAACGTGTATTTGCGTTGGATGCAGGATAACAGTCAGGGTGCTTATGGCACTTCTAACGCCATGAGACGAGGCAAATAATGTCCGAAGAAAGA